CCAATAATCTCACGATTCTTAAAGTTCTGGCTTTCAATTGTTCTGTCTGCCACCATCTTTTCAATGTAGTCAGGCACTTCTGGCAGATAAGGGCGTAGCTTGTCAAAGAGTTCCTGTGTTGCAACAACTGGCTGGTCTAAGCGAAAGTAGTGACTGGCAACATCTGACTTGCCGACAATCTCGTTGGCTCTGCTAGCTTTCATGCCTGTTGTTCTCATCCATTCAACAAATTGCAGGTCACGATTTCGCCTTGCTTCTGTCGCATCGCTTTTATCTATCGCCTTAGAAACATCTAGCGACTTAGGAAACCCTGACCCATACATCCAAGCAATCGAATCCCTAACCTCAAAACCTGCGTCCTCGATAGCAACCGCAACTCTGTGCCAAGTGCGAGTTCCACCGAAGCTAAGCAAGTGACCACCAGGCTTTAGCACTCGCAGGCACTCTTTCCAAAGCTCGACATTGTAGGCAATCCCTGAGTTATCCCACTTCTTACCCATAAACCCAAGTTCATAAGGCGGATCAGTGACGATGCTGTCTACTGAGTTATCAGGCAGGGTAGGAAGAATGTCTAAGTTGTTGCCGACATGAACGACCCAGTTGTTGCCCTGAATCACAGCTTCCTCACAGTCCCGGTAAAGTCCACGCCCTTCTCCAAAGTAAAGACCGCAAGACCGGGGATGGAGTCCTCGCCTGTTATCTTCTTCCACCATCCTGAGCCATTGTCCATAGTCGGAGCCATGATTAGGAAGCGTGAGGTTCCTCGTGGCGTTGATCCGAGTTCGGTGACTCTTAGGTGATGCCAATGCCCATGCACTAAGACTGATGCGTCAGCGACAGGCTGTCTGCCGAAGGCTTGTTGTCTCCACCAAGTTGCCATCATCTCAGGTCTCTTGGCTTGGTGACCATGAACGATTCCGAGAATGTGGAAGCCGTCATTGAATACATCTACTGCTAGGGATTCATCGTGAGGCTGTGGCTCTAGAAATTTTATTTTCAACCCTGCCTCGGAGCTAAGGCGAGCTAACTGCCTGCCGATAAAGACTCCCCAGTCATCGGTTGCCTTACCGATTGACTCACGCCCTGAGCGCCATTGGCAATGGTTTGACCCAACTGATGCGTAAGTGATGTCTGGGACATACTCGTAAAGCATCTTTAGGGTTTGCCAAGCGAAGGTGGTGGCAAGGTCTACCTGTTCCATTATGGACAGGTCGTTTGACTGAAGCTGTTGCATCGGTGCAGCGTTGTTGAAGTTCTCAATCGTGTCACCTAAGTCAGCAAAGATAATCTTTTCAGGCTTGTCTTTCTTGACTAGGTCAATTAGGCGCTGTTGCATAAGTGCGACTCGCTCGATTAGTGACTGAGAGTTGCCCCGGTAATCTACCTTTCCGACTTGTAGGTCAGACCAAAGGATGACTAGGGCTTTTGACTCAGAGGTGATTGGTTTGAGTTTTACTTTCTTCCTGCCCTCTTGCAATAACAGAGGCAGGTCAATAGATGCAGTCTTGCGTCTAAAGGTGAAGCGGTAACTCGTTAGCCACTCGCCATCTTCTCGCTGTTGCCAGCGTGATGTCTTGATCGGTGGGATGACCTCGATGGTCTCAGGGTCAAAGCCTGCCGAGACAAGGAACTCATCGAAGTTCTCTGGCTCTTTGGTGTAACCCGGAGTGGTTGCGGTTCCTAGTGAGCCGTCAAACTCAATGCCGGGTCGGAAGTTCGGTTGCGCTGCAATCTTTGGCGCAGGTTGTAGGTTTTCGAGATTCATCGGTAACAGGCGCAGAGTTGTCTGCGATGCCTTCCTATTGCTTCGTTTGAGATTTTTACTCCCCTGCCTGACAGGGCAACAGAAAGCCCTTTGTCAGACCATTTGTCGGTGTCAGCGATTGCGGTCAGGAAAATCTTTGAGTCTTTATCCTCTAAAGATGCAGCAGTTGTCCTGACCTTGCATCTGAGATTCTTATTCGGCTCCATGCCCTCTAGCATTGTTTATCCCCTTCTCTGCTTCAGCTCTGATTTCAAGTTTGACAGCGTCTATTAGTTTAGTTAGTTCTTCGTATCGGAGTGTCCGATTTCCGTTCACAATTTGAGCGGCAATTATGTTGCGAGCTAGGGCTAGTGACCCTAAGTGTGCGCCCGCTGTAATCAGCTCAATAGCGATGCCTCGGAAGTTGTCCTCAAACCGCCATTGTGCGAATAGCTCGTCAGGTGTGTCCGGTATTTCGGTCATTGCCACCCTCTGTCTGGTCGGTGTTTGTTGATGACTGAAATAGCTTCATGGACAGGCACAGACCACTCAATGGATCGGGGTCTCAGTTCTCCCTCGATTGCATCAAAAGCAGTTCGATACGTCCAAATGTCGTGAGCAGCAAAGGTTGGAAAAGGTCTGCCCTTCTCAACGCAGTTGTCAATGACATCCCAGAAGCATCGCTCCCATTCGTCAAGCTCAAACCAGCCTGCTTGTAAAGCATCGCCTTCATACTGAGTGTTTTGAATGGCCTCATCGTGAGTTGCACCAAAACCGAGTGTCCAATAACCATGACGGCCTCGGAAATAAAAGTGCCTGCCATCGTCTGTGTGTCCAGAAATCTGATTGGGAACCATTCCAAAGTTCTCTGTAATTGTGTATTTTGTCATCTCAAGCTCAAATCATTCTCGTCACTAATTAGGGCTTGCACGATCCGTTGCAGGGTCTTGTTCTGCCAGCTTGAGTCCACTAGGGCAGACTCAAGGTAGTCAGCCAAGTGCTCTCGGATTGCGTCTAGGTCTGCTGACCAAACTAGGTTCGGGTCACGCAGTAGGGATGCAGCTTGCTTGAAGTCTGCGAACGCTCTTACTTCTCGTCTAGTAGCCATGCTGTCAGCTCCGGGTTCTGTTGTAAGACCAAGAGGACTGAGTTCTCCCAAACACCAATGAAGTGATGCTCCCACTCTTCATAAGAGCCTTTCTTGTCCGGCGGCGAGTTATCAAAGACAAAACGGCAGGCGTGAAGTAGCTCATGAAAGACTGTGACTCTCTTTTTTGTCTCATCAAGATTTCGGTCAATGACGATGCAATTTCGGGTGTCTTGTGTGTAACCGTAATTTGAATCGGAGAGTAGAGGGTCTTGCTCTTTGGCAAGTTGGACAACCTTGAACTTCTGGATTCCGATAGTGATGACATCAGGACATCCTTGCTTCTTGCTCATCTAGTTCCCTAATCCCATCCATAAAGTCATCTAGGTAGACATAGCGGCCTATGTCGTTTGAGGTTGCGTTCAAGTCTAGGGCTTTTAGCAGGTGTTCCCTCTCAGCCTTTCTACCCTGTGTCCGACCCTCTTTTAGCCCTACCTCGTAGGCAACCATCGTGGCTCGGTGAAATGTGTCGCTCATTTCTGTGTTATTCATTTTTGTCTCCCTGAATTAGCTTTATCATCCGCTGACGCTCCAATTCGATGCCGATTCTTTGACCCTGCTTGACCCCAGATTCATAGGCTGCGGTTGTGGCAAGGTGCAGGTTGCGGAGCTGGTCTTGATTCGGTAGTTCTTGTTGACTTTGCTCGACTGGTTCTTGCATAAAGTTGAGCATTTCCTCAAACAAAAGTTGAACTTGTAAATTTGGGTAGCGCCAGTGTTTAGTCGCTTCTAGGTGTTTCAAGATTCGCTCATGCTCGTCTCGAACACCACGCTCGTACTCGCTTAGTTTTTTAGTCATCTTCCCCTGCTTTCGTTTTTAGAAGTATCAGTGACAGCAATAGCGTGTTTACTACTGTCAGAATCAGGATGTATTCAGTCATCTTCGACTTCATCTGCTATCTGTTTGATTGGCTCTAGCGGAACATTTACCCCATGCGCTCTCTCAGACTTTAGGTGGTATTCCAGAGACTTGATTTTGTCTAGCCTGAATCCACTCCAACGGCGATCATCAGTCTCGATAATCGGAGCAGCTAGAAAGCCCATCTCTTTGAATCGCTCGATGGCTTTAGGTGACTTATCGAGTCGGCGTGTTTTGTAAATGATGCCTCGCTTGTCGAACTCACGCTTGGTTTGAGAGCATTGAACGCAGGTTCCCGGTTTCAGTTCCCAGACAGTTATGGTCATCACAGCTTCGCCCCGGTTCTGAGAGCTATCTCTTTGCGCTCGTCTTTGATAACCTCTAGGGCTTTCTCATACCCTGCCACCTGCGTTTTGGACATCTTGATGCGGTCTTTGTT